GTGAGAGGGGGGGCGGTGTCCGGAGCGATCGTTTTTTTCGCCGGATGATCCCCCCCGGGGCGGGTCACAGTCCGATGATATCGTCTGCCCTGCCATGACCTCCGGACACCTCCGGCAGCGTCGGGTCCGGCATACCACCCGCCGCTTCACGAGCAGACTTTTGTCGATGGCATTCGGTGCAGAGCGTCCAGAGATTCGTCTCCTCATTACCACCACCGAACTGAAGTGCAATGCGGTGATCGAGTTCACTGTCACAGAGGTCAACCACACGACCACAGAGACAGCACTGCCCGGCATCCCTCAGCCAGATATGACGCTTGAGGGAAACCCGGGCACTGCCACTGACACGACGCTGTTCCCCCTTCAGAATATTCACCCGTCGGGTATTCAGTGTTTTGATTCTGCTCTGGAGTGTACGAAGCTCAGCCATGTAAAATCCCCGTCATATAACTTGTCACCAGAGGAAAGAAAATGTCATCGAAAAACCGGACCCGCAGAACCACAACCCGCAATATCCGTTTCCCCAATCACATAATTGAACAAATCAACATAGCCCTTGAGCATAAAGGGTCCGGTAACTTTTCAGCGTGGGTTATTGAAGCCTGCAGGAGAAGGCTGGCAACAGATGCAACGCATCTGCGCCCGGCCAGCATGACAAATAACGAGAAATGAACGTTCGGTTACAGGAGCAGGTACCCACTGTCCTCCAACAATATTTCATCTTCATATCCGACGGAACAAGACTTACCCTGCCGGGATGTACAGAATAACAACAGAGTGATAATTAATTTCTGATGAAATAATCAGGGTGCAGAAGGACTAAAGATAAACGTTTTCTTCACGCCTTTACACGGCCTGTCCTTCTCAAATCGCCATTTTGCCATCGCCTTTACAACCTGCTCATCAAACAAATGGTGCGGCTCTGAACGGATAAACTCAATTCGGGTGACAGTACCATCAGCACCAATATCAAACTTCACATCAACCCGTCCCTTTATATAATTTGCCGCTGCATAGGCCGGATATTGTGGTAATGCCTTAACCAACTGTCGGGGCATATCTGTTTTATGTTGCGTACAGCCCATAACCAGAGAAGACAACAAAATAATTAACGGAAGATTTCTTTTCATTTTCATTCCCGGCACAGATAAGAATAAGTCTTATTCTAACAATGCCACCCTGTCGGTCATCAATCCTCTGCTTAATGGCAACGACAATTATCCGACTTAAATCACAAATCAGACACATGACATCACAGAGCTTGCGAGGTAACACATCGTCCGGTTTCTTCCACCATCGCACCGGACCAGCGACCATGAGGGACAACGCCGCGCTCCGTTAACGCGGTAAACCCCGGTGTGTATCGTTTTTGATTATCCCGCACACTCTCGTAGAGGAGTCTCCCTGTCGGGCTGCGGTCTCTGTTAATGCGGGGATACGGCGACGATACGGCGACGATACGGCGCATGGCTATGTCAGGCTGAAATGCCTTTATCAAATCCGGGTAACGCAATCTGCCCCTGCTGCTCCAGCCTGTCCAGCCTTGCCAGCAACTGAGGCTTCTTCACCCTGCCCCAGCGATTGAGCAAACGACCTGACATACTGGCGACATCTTTCTCTTTCATGTACTCCAGCATTACAGCGTTGCGCTCCGCCTCCAGATTCGCCAGACCTTGCTGAATAAGCTCAGCCATCCAGTTGAAAGCCTGAATGTACGCTTCCTTAAAGGTCATAGCAGCTTTCCCCGTAAAACCAAATACCAACATCGTCCAACCGTCTTTTGTCATTCGATATATGGGCTGGGGTTTACCGTTCTGTAACTCATTGTTTTCATAGCAAAGCGCAAAATTGCGCTCTGCAAATTCTTTTGAGCATTGTTGAACAACGGCTCTTGTTTTCCGCAATACATCTTTGTGTTCTTTGCCAAATGCTACGGCAACCTTTCGGGTATCCGTCACCGGCTCGTTGCCTGTCACAAAAACAAGATCGCGGAAATCAATACCGTTAACAATCGTCGGATAGTTCATAGCGTCTTACCTTTCAGAAAATTGAGCCTGTCTCACAGAAAAGCCGCCCCGAGATGGTCGCCACCATATACGACAGTTCTCAGGCTCAACTTTCTGAAAGGCTCGGGGATGTGATATGCGCGTGAGATGCGCGATGAAATTCAGATATGAAAAAGCCAGCGATTAAGCTGGCTCTGTTAATTCAGGCACTGAGTGCGGATATATTCCTGCGCCCCTTCCAGTTGCTTCTGCATTGTCATCAACCGCTCTCTGAGGGTGAAATAATCCCGTTCAGCGGTGTCTGCCAGTCGGGGGCCGGTTGCATTATCCATTCCGGAGGTGCCGGTGGCTTCACGCACGGTACCGGAGCAGGTGGCGTTGATCCGCAGGCGCTTACGACCAGCGGCAACATCAGCACGCAGAGTTTCATTTTCAGCTCTCGCATCGGCTAATTCCCTTGAGTATCTGGCATCAAGCGCAGCAACATCACGCTGGCGCTGCTGCATGTCAGTAATGGTTGCGTTTGCCAGCTCCAGCTCTCTGGCTTTTTTATCGCGCTGCGCTTTGTAGGTGATGGCGTTATCACGGTAATGGTCTGTTGCCAGCCACAGCGCACTACAGACCACCAGCAGAATAACGGTAAACGCGGAAAGCATTCGGTTTATGCTCACCCCACCAGCCCTGCCGAAGTCAACGCCATCCAGGTTATGGAAAGAAAAAGAGCAACCAGCATTAGTGAAAATGAAATACCGACGATTACACAAAGGCCCTTCGCCAGCATTATGAGTTTGTCTGACATCTTTACCTCTTAATAGCAGTAATTAACCGGGCAACCACCCATAAAAACGGAATCAGCCAGACCAGCAAAAATTTCCAGTCCATTTTTATCATCTTCATGCTGCGGTAGCTCTCCATGCAGCAAGCAGACCAGCAATCCACTGAACACCTTTTGGGGTGAATTTAACCTGCGTAAAAGCATGACCATTGCCCGCCTCGCCCGTTTTCACGCTAAACCGCCCCGCATCCAGGTGATGCGAGTAAGGCGTCATTTTTCCAGCGAGGCGATACATTATTCCGTTCTCCAACAAAAACAGCCGGAAATCGGTTTCTTTGATACCGAGTAACTTAGCAACTTCCCGGAATCCCATCAGACCAGATGCTTCAACATAGTTATCAACAAATTCAGCCTTCGGCGCTGCTATTGCCAGTTGATTTTCCAGCACTGCTTTCTGTTCAGCCAGTTTTGCCGCAAATCGCAACGCCTCAGGTAAAGTCCGGGGGATCTGAATACCATGCATCGCTTTGAGTCTTGCCAGCACAGAACGACGAACGGCCTTTGACTCCCTCATGCCAACGAGCATCATCTGGTCAAAATCCAGATCATAGTATGCCGTTCTTGTCTGGTTATTGTTTAACCGGAATTTTTTTCCGGTTCCATCAAGCTCTAGCTCATCCTCAATTTTTGCAAGAAACTTACGCGGTTCATGAGGGACTTCTCCGGCTTCTGCCCGGGCTGGATTAATAATGTTATTCAGAAAATCCAGACTACTCATGGATATTTCATGATCGACAGAAATCATCTCTTTCATGGTTGATTCCTTTTAGTGATGAACCCTGCGCACAGGAATAACCAGCCCAAAGAGGGTTAACCAGACCACTGCCGGTTATCCACCAGGGCTCATCCTGAAAGGTTCTTTGGTTTATTTACGCTTGTGCGAAGCGCAGAAATGACAAAGGCACCATTACGGTGCCTCTGCGTGAAATAATCTGCCTAACTTTATTCACTTACATTTTGCCAGTTCGCAGGATTTCGTGTTATCCGCCCGCGCTGGCCAACGTCATTTTTCAGCAAAATATTCTGCTTATCTGTCGATTCCCCAGCACGCCAGCGCGCTCTCCTGGTCACGACGGGATACCTGACCATAACAGTTATTTGAGCGAATACGGCAGTCTCTGCCACCGTCCTTAATCCACCAGCGAATCGCTTCGCAGGCACCTTTTCGATCTCCTGCATTAATTCGTTTATAAAACGTCGACGGGAAACACTTACCTGGGCCAATGTTGTAAGGACAGAATGACGCAATACCCGCTTTCTGGGGTTCAGTCAGTGGCACTTTGATGTTTTTCTCCACCCATGCCAGCGCCTTATCACGCTCAATGGCGTTAACCTGGTCGCATTTCCCCTTCGACAGCTTCATGCCAGGAATAACAGGCTTACCATCCACCCGGGTGGCTCCACGGCAGATGGTCCAGATACCCGCACCATCACGGTATGCCGTGGTGTGGTTGCCTTCCTTTTCATCCAGAAACTGGTCGAGGATTTCAGGCGCAGAAGCACCTGCGGCAATCAGCGCCAGAACGGCAGCCGATAAACCATAGCGGAGTTTCCTGCTCATCAGCTTACTCTCCCCGTGCCGCCTTACGCCTGTCCTCTCTGATTTTGAAATACAGGTTCGTCAGGTACGTCAGCAGACCAAACAGCAGACTCCCCAGCACGCCTATTGCCGCCCACTGAGACGGGGAAACCCTGTCCAGCAACTGCAGGAACCAGTAGCCCGTTCCCACCGCTGACGTGGTGTATGACACACCTGTTGTGATTTTTTCCATCTGGTTCATACCCCGCCTCCCGCAATCCGGAAGCTCACAACATGAAAAAGGCCAGCAGCTGTTTACTGATGGCCCTGACTCCCCGTTACAGCATCATGACCGATTCGGGTTGAGGTTCAGTCGCATCGGCGACCGGTGATTCAGGCTGAACTTCACCGCTCTCTGCGGTGGTATCTCCCGCTTCAGTCGGTGGCTCTGCCTGTACACCAAGCAGCTCATCCAGAATGGCATCAACCTCTGCATCAAGACGCGCCTCAAGATTCTGGCGGAGTTTTTGTTTCAGTGCGCTCAGGACTTCTTCAGAGCGCAGGACTTCCTTCACTGCCTCTGCAGTGACCAGGGATGTAATTTCTGACATGGGATTTTCTCGTCGAAAGGTGTGATTAAGAAAGTTGCCGCTAAATGAGCGGCTCTTCGGGTTTGCTTCCGGCTGACTGACTGGCGCTGATTTTCTCAGCGGCCCTTTTGTCAATCTGTCTGCGCCAGAAGTCACGCATGGCCCGGTATCCACCCGAAAGGAGATACAGCACACAGACCACCGTACAGAAGTACAGCATTAACTGGTTCAGAAATGTCATAATTTCTTTCCGTTATTGTTGACAATAAGAACTGTTTTCATTAAAAAACCAGAGTACGAAAGTATCGTTCCTTTATTTTTTCTCCATAGGTATTACCACCGCCAGCGTCCATTCCTGTCGCTGGCGGTTTTTTTATCATGCCGCAGTGTCTGTGCTGTTCACTTCCACCGCAATGCTGTCAATCAGCACCGGGTAAGTCGCACCTCTGGTAATGTCTGTCACATGCAGTTTATCCGCCGCAAATGCACTGACCGGTGACTGCGTCAGCGTGAACGGTGTGCCATCCTGACCATCAATAACCGGCGTCACCTGAAGGCTGTTATTCCCGGCAAAGCGGAAAGCCAGCGTATGCCATTCGTTATCAAATGCGCCAAAGGTTCCCAGTTTCAGGTTGTTTGTCGCCACTTTCGCATTGTGGTACATCACATTCAGGTCTTTTGCATCTGTCTGGATGTAGAACGCTGCCAGCAGGTTATTCCCCCCGTCTCCGGTCAGGGCAACGCCCTGTGGCAGTGAAGATACCGGCCAGTAAAACGCCATAACATACTGGTTCGCAGCCAGCGCTCCCGAAACCTTAAAGCGGCAGCGAATCTGCCCCCCTTTCTGTAACAGAGCCGCACCGTTGCCCGCGGCGTACTCCAGCACCCAGCTGCTTTTACCGGCTTCCTTGGTCAGCTTCACTGCCTTACCTCCGGTTCCCTCCGCATCGCTGACCACTTCTGCCCTGCCGCCACTGGCTGACCATCCCTGTACTTTCAGGCTTCCCTCTGACTCGCTGGCAAGGTAAGAGAGCAGTGTTGTGACGCCTGTGGCTTCTGCACCGGAAGGCGATGACGGGCGCACCTCTGATACTGTCGATGATGCCCCCGCGTTTAGCGCCACTCTTCCCGCATGGCGCAAAATCGCCGTTGCCAGACGGTCGGAAATAATCCCACGGCGTGCCCAGGCGCTGAAATGGCTCGCCCTGTCCTGTGACGTCCAGGTGGCTGAGCTGTCACGCCATTTCGAACCGTAATATCCGATACCCGGAATGTCCGGGTCTTCTTCCGGTTTGTTCGTCGGCACATTCACCCCGTTCTCATCGGTCATGAACGGTACGAAATGGATATTCTTTTCCGTTTTGTTTTTATAGCTGCCGTACACCGTCTGGTACGTGGATTCGTTCTTCTGCTTCCAGAAATACGTCGTATCTCCACATATCCAGGGAACACCGCCAGCAGAGCCACCGACGCACTGACCTGCCATATCCGCCAGGTCTGCACGGAATTTATCAACCAGCGCACCAAACTGTGCTGCGTGATTTACAGGCGTACCGCCAAAATCAAATTCCCCCTGCATCCACACCACGGCAAGCAGCACATTTTTCGGGTTCTTCTTCAGTGCTGCTTTTGTTCGACCGATAAGGTCCTTATACAGCGGCTTGTCCACACCCCAGCGGGTTGAATTCTCCGAAGCACCACTCGCGTCACTGTATGTGCCATCAGCTCCGGTGGTGAACGCTGAACCACCACGACAGCACGGAACCAGCAGAATGCCCGCATTCGCCGGTATAAACGGCAGCAGTTTTTTGGCGATATGCAGCCCCTGCCCCACGGTTCCGTACTGCCCCTTTGACAGGTCCGCTTTCGGATGGTTAAGGCGGCTCATGTCCTGCACATCATGCAGACAATGGTCCGCCGGAATGATGTCGTTATATTTACAGGCGACACCGCCCGGTGTCACCGTACTGCGACGCGCCAGCTGCTTAATGCGCGGGTCCGGACGGTCATATGTCTCCGGCAGCGGAAGGCCTTCACCATATGCCATGCTGTTTGACTGCCCCGCCAGAACCACAACAAAGTAATACTCCGGGTCTCTGGTGGCGCTGATTACTGTGCCTTCTCCATCCGACGGCTTCACCAACACAGGTGTGGTGACATCACCTTCCGCCGCAATGGCCTGCATCAGAGTATAAGGCGTGATGGCCACCGGGCTGCCAAATGGCTGCCACCCCTCCTTCAGTTTTTGTGTCAGTCGTTCAGCAAGGTCTGACGGCGACGCCGCCCTGACCACGTCATAGTGTTTAAATGCCATGAATCCTCCCGGCCGGGATAATGTTGTGAGTCAGATAAGGGGCGGGCTGAAGTCCGGAAGTTACAGGACAATGACAGAAGGAAGACTACAGCCCGCAATACGAAAAAGGCCGCGCAGTTGCGCAGCCTTATAAACCCTGGTTAAAATCCACACGATAAAAATGACAATGCAAGTATCTCATGCTGTTGCCCGAACCTACTCGGGCTTTTTTTGCATGTAAAAAGGCTCCTGCGATGAGGAGCCTGGATATATGCCTAATCTCTGTATACAGCATGATGCCGGGTGCCTCCCGGTGAATTCTGCAATGACCAGACAGAATCCGCAACTTGCCTATACAATACGCAACCAAACATCTGTCATTATGCCCCGCCGCCCAGGGGGATTCATCATGCAGGATTTTTTTAACAAACGCTCAGCATGTCAGGCAACAGTCAACTGCCTGAATTGTGAGGCATTTAACATTTCACTGCCCGGTGTCTTTCCTGTAATAAAAAGCCCGAAAAAGAGAGTCAGGGCAGATAAGTGTGGTGTGGCGCGTTGTACTGGATTCGGACCAGTGACCGATTGCTTAGAAGGCAATTGCTCTGTCCGGCTGAGCTAACAACGCTGAATACCAATAATGGACCGCCATCGGGGACCCGAACCCCGCGCAGCCAGCTTCGAAGGCTGGCGCTCTGTCCCGATGAGCTAATGGCGGTATCTGATATGGTGGCCCTTGCTGGATTTGAACCAGCGACCTGGCGATTATGAGTCGCTCGCTCTCACCACTGAGCTAAAGGGCCGAGCCAAAAAATAATAATCAGATGAAAATCAATAATCAAGCCCTTGCCTGGATACATATCTGTCTGGCGGGAAGCCATAATAGCGGTGAAATACAGAAATAAAGTAGGACCTGCTTGAATAACCGCATTTTTCTGCTACAGCCTGTCCATATCCATACCGGGAACATAACATATTTACAGCAACACGCATCCGCTCTTCCAGCAACAAGCGACTGAACATGCCCCCTTCATTTTTCAGTTTTGTCTTTAACAAACTCTCACTCATATGCAACTGTAGAGCAATCGCACCAAGCGTCCAGCTTGCTGATATATCTGTCTGAATTATCGCCCTGACTTTGACACTTATGCTGGATAAACATCCACTTAAAAACAATGACATCCGTTCATCTGTTTCAAACAGAGACAGGCAGGCCATCATAAGAAACATATCCGTGGCCTCTCCGGAAAATCCCTGGCTGGTAATTAAAGCCGCAGCCAACGCAGGATTGTTGGGTTCCAGCAACAGGTAAAGCGGAATGTCAGTCAGACGAGTCCTCGTCAGCTTATGCTGACTTTCCAGATATTGACTTACGACGGATTCGCTTATATCAACAATTTTAACTTTGCCATAATGCATAAGGAAAAGCTCCCTGATGCATTTGGTGGCCAGAACAACTGAGCCTGGCTTAAGTGACAACGTATCCTTTTCAAGAAAAATATTAATTGGGGAGCAAACCATGATAACTGAACAGACAACAGCCATTATAATTTTACTTTCATTAGCAATTGGTTAGCTCAATTATAGCCCCAAAAGGTAAATTATCATCAACACATAAGCAAAGGACTGACAGGTGTCGCCCCCCACCAGCCGCCCATTCACCACAAATAAAAAGCCTTCAGGACTGAAGGCGTCTGTAACAACCGCACTGATAGTCTGCCAGACCCGCCATAACAAGCTGGGTCAGTATTAACTGGCAGCGTTCGCGTGAAAGGTAAGTATTCTGCGCAATCTCCCCGACTGTCGCCGGTTCGGTAACGCTTAATTCATCAAACACAACTCTGGCGGTTTCTGTCATATCCTGCTGTTTCAGCATGTCTTTTTACCCTTTCCGGTTAACGTGACATACCAATAACTCTTGTCTAAAAAGCCAGCAAGATAAAAAGCCAGTATTCACGACCACCAGCGTGTTTACTGTACTGCACAAGGTTTACAGGTACAAAAAACCGCTCAGCGGCGGGTTTAAGTTGTGTGGCGAAGTAACCACTCTTAACACGATATAATACTTTTTGCGTACGCGTTAGGATTTTTATAAACTATGCGTCCCCATTCTCGCTATCTTTAGTCGGTCCTGGAATACACATGAAAGTTAGAAGCATAGGATTTACAATAAATAACAATAACAAAAATATTAATACCGTTGACGTAATGAATGCTTTTATCAACGCATCAAACAGAGAACACAGTCGCACAGACTATACTCGTAAAATTCTCATTTCGGATGTGAATGATTTCTATTATGGATTAGTTGTCACATTCAGAAACCAAAAAAAGAACTGTAAGTCGCAATTTGTTGATGGTAAATTCCAGCTTAAAATTGAAGATCTTCAAGGAAGTGACAAACTTGCTAATTTCAACTTTTTCTTAATTAAAAAATCTAATCTTTCTGGTCTCTATATGTATCACCACGGTTCATGCAGTCTGAACACTCTCTTTTCTCATTTAGAAACAATAAGTAATGAATTTATCAGAAATCAAAATAAAGAAGAAATAAAAAAACTTGGTGATAAACCAAAACAAAAAGAAGTAACTGCAATAAATAAAAAATACAAAGAAAGACTGACTTTCAGCCTTATGACAAATAAAAACAACATTCAGAGTGTTTTATGTCAATTCAAAGAGATTAAAAGCACAAGCTTTAAATTTAATTATATAGATTTTAAAGGTGGACCAATGACTGCGCTTGAACAATTTGTTAACACCACCACAATAGATATGAATTTTAATTCTAGCGACAGAACAAAAGTGCAACAACTATCTCAGAATCTTTCAAATATTTATAATTCTATGAGTGGAGTTGCTAAAGCACAGGTTATTGCAGTAAACCATGCAGGAATAGAAAAAACCATTGATTTTATGAACTGCCCTGTTTTTTTTGAAACATACGATTTCGATATAATTGCCGATAAAGTCAATGGATTGACAAACGATAATTATACAACAAACCCTGTTTTTGATATGATAAAAGAAGAAATGCTGAACGGGACGAATAAAAATGCCTTTATATGAATGGCTAATAAATAAAAGATTGAGGTATCAGTACCTTACACTGCTTGCATTCTCGATCCTGGCATTGCTTGCACTTTACCTATTGTACAGAAACACACCTAAAGTAAGTGTTAACTTTTTTGAGTTTTATCATAAAAACTTACGAGGCTATCTCTTCTCCGGTTTTATTTCCGTGGGCTCATTTTTATTGAGCCTGCATACCTTTGTCATAATAAATTTACGCGATAAGGTTTTTGCAACTCAGGAATATAAGGAAATTTATAGCATTGCCACTGGTATACCTATTGACAAAATCAATGATAGTGTACTTTATAAACCTTTAGACAATTTATCCTCATTTATTAATACATCAATATTATGTTCTATCACAACAGCAATTGCACAATTCACTATTGGACTTTCAACTAATTTATATGCATGCTTATTTTGCGTATGGCTTGCAATACTAACGGTATTTCTTTTATTACATTGCCTCATCATAATCAGACAAAATATTAAAATTTTATTAAAGCAACAGAGAAAAAAAGGGGGGTAATTCCCCCTAATATTACAACATTGAAAGCACACCATCCAGAAAACCAAGAGCTGTTTGCAACTCTTTTCTTATTGTCCCATCAGAACACTTCTGCTTCTTTGCAATAGTTCTTAGTGAGATGCCGATAACAAAATGAGCAATAACCAACTCATACTCTTCGGGCTTATATTTCCGCAATCGCGCAACACAGCTGTCAATCATGATTCCTTCATCATCATCGCATTGTTGGCGTGTTTTCTTTCCATGAGGTAGTAAACCTTTAAACCCTGCAGCAACAGGCTGCCAGTCCACACCACTGTTATCTGCTGCAGCCCATGCACCCCAGCGGTCCAATACTTCATACATATCACGCATCAACTTTCTCCACAAAATCAGGCCAGCACGCCAATTGCCAGTGCACGATCGATAAAACGAAATATCAGCTCCAGCTGGGAGCCATACTTCTCTTCAAATGCCACGGTATCCGCATGCAGCTCGTCGTGATGCTTTCTGCACAAAGGCAACACAAAGAGGTCATGCGCTTTTGTAGCCATTCCACCCTGACCGTGACCTATCAGGTGGTGGGGATCATCAGCAGGTTTTCCACAACATGCGCACGGCTGCGTCTTAACCCATCGCGTGTACTTTTCATTAACCCAGCGGCGACGTTTTGGGCGTAACATAAAAGACTCCGGCGACTCCGGATCCACTTTCAGCGCCAGCACCTTTTTTGCCTTATCCTGGATGATGCTGGTGGCAGGAACCGAAGGCACAAGGTCACTTTCCCGGGTGACAGACGGCACAACAGGCTTCGGTAATCTCAGTGCCTTACGGGCTGCACTTTCCGGTAAGGCATCCGCCAGATCATTACGAATCAGCCACCAGCACAGTTCCGGCATTGTCACAACGTGACTGTCATCAAAACCGAGATCCCGACGCACGACAGACAACACCCAGCGGGCACAGTTATCCGTTGCCATTGACTCCAGCCGTTCCGTGAACTGATCACGCAGCTGGTTATCGCAGTGCCAGCACAGACGGATTGCGCCCGGCGCGTGTCGCATTGTGGTCATGTTCTCGCTGTGCCAGTCGGAATGAGGCCACTGACAGCCCTTTTCACGAAGTAACCAGCTTTCAAGGCATTCCACGCCACCAGCACGACGGATCACTGCCTCATTGCGGAACACGGCCCGAACGACAGGATCATCCGCCAGCGGTTGTGATGCCGCCGGAACGGCACCACTGGCGAAAGATGAATAACGTTCCGGCTCAGGCTCCAGCAGGACACGCCCCTGCATAAACAAGGGCATCAGCTCTGAACCTGGCCTGAACAATACGATCCCCATACGCGGGGCAATTTCAGGGGTCAGTAGTGCTCTCACGGTCACCTCAATGAACGGTATCGAGCAGCTTTAACAGCTCAGGGAATCGGGATTCGAAGAAATGCGGCTGCGTCTCGCGTGGATTTGCAGGACTGGTGATGTTCTTGCCGAACATGCAGCCTTTCGCCGTCAGCGACCAGAATTTTTTGATGTTGTTAATCGCGGTACGGCTGTATCGTTCGCGTTGTTCAACGATCCCCAGCTTCACCATCTGGTGATATGCCTGATTAGCCGTCAGGCGGATACCATACTGTTTCAGCAGTGCACTCAGCGACAGCGTGGGGCGGCTTGAGCCATCAGGCGCATCAGCAGGAGCATCAATGGCATAGCGCGGTGCCAGATTCGGTAAGCCAACAGCCTCCTGAAGTTTCTGACAGGCTCCAAGCACTGAAGAGTTAGACAGATTTAACTCCCGGCGCATAAAGTCCAGCAGAATCACACCAGCCTGCATCTTGTCAGCAGCCTGTTCGGATAATTTTTCCGGTGCGCTGGTTACCATGTCGAAAGTACGGATCACCTTCAGATGGAATGACGGGCTGATCCACATTGCATAGGCATACACCAGTTCTTTGCAGACATACGTCCCCTGGTTATTTCCGCCACGAATAACGTTAACTGGCTCTATATTGACCGAGTTGCAAATCTGCAACTCGCTTATTAAACGCTCAGTTTGCTCATTGCGGAGCCAGAATGCAGGCTTATGCTTATCCAGAGAACCGGCAGCCCTGTGCAGATCGTTCAGGCTGTAACGACCATAAGCATCACGACGAACTTCAATACCATCAATGACCATCAGATTATTCATACTTCGTTTCTCCTCTTAATCAGGCGGCTGCACCCGCCGTTTTCTCGTACTTACTGATAGTGATCTCGACCTTCCCTTCCGGGATAACCGGTCCCCACTCCACCAGCATTCTTTTCACCTGACTGTCGTCTTCCCACACACCCGCGTGGGTCAGGGCGTCAAACAGCGCCTTGTTATAGTTGTCCAGATCGCGGATCCGGTTATCCGGAGGAAACAACACGATCTCCACTGAAGCAGGTGCCGACGTTGGTTTTGGCAGACGACGTAACTGCTCAACTATTGCTGCACACGCCGCGCTCTGGAATTTGCGCCCCGCCGCGCTTATCAGGCTCTTACCTGCAAACGCCCCTTTGTTGGGGTGTCGCCAGTACGTGTTCACGCTGGGCGGGAAAGGCAGAATCAGCTTCATACTTTCAGACCCCTCTCATGTAACCAGTGGGCTGCACGCAGCCTGGCGTTTTCCTCACCGGCAAGCAGTGAGCGGATAATCCCGACCGCCTCGCTGTCGTCGTCCTTCACCGCGGTATGAAGCGTTATCCCCCGGGCCACACCACGCTTTATCGTGATGACGCCTTTTTTCTCCAGTGCGCGAAGATGCTCCACCGCTGCATTCACTGAACGATATCCCAGCATGGTTGCCACCTCCTGATTGGTTGGCGGAAAGCCACGCTCTTTCTGGTAAGAAATCAGCATATCCAGCACCTGCTGCTGGCATTGAGTTAACGTCGTCATGCCGCCATATCCCTGACCAGTTTTTCCGCCTGCTGGCGAACCTGCGCCAGAAAGGCCTCACCACATGCCTCAAGTTCATCGCGCCCGATGTAGCTGATTGCCGGTCCCTTCCAGGTCTTGTCGAAAACAGCAATAGCACCAGCGAAGAAAGCGCCTGTCGGTACCTGCTTCTCGTCTTTCGGGATAAACCAGACAGGCAGTTCAAAACCAATACGCCCGCGAATAAAAGCAATATGATCTGCATCTTCCGGCCACCACACTTCGCTGGTGGCAGCTTTAATCAGGAAAACATAGCGCCCGCCTTTATCACGCATGGCACTGGCATGCTTCATGATGTAACGCATGCCGGTGATGTATTGCCCCTCATGCTGACTGGCGCGGCTGTATGGGGGATTACCAAAGGCAGCACCTTTAAGCTCCGCAAGACGTTCTGACCAGTCATGCGCCAGCGCGTTGTCTTCCGCCGTGTAATACGCGGCACATTTGGCATTATCACCGTCAGTGAACAGATCCAGAACAAACGGGCCAAACAGGGTGTTAATTCCCCAGAAAATGTTGTCCGGCGTGCGCCACTGATCGCCCACTTCCTTCAGTTCATGGGCTGGTTTGTTCCGCAGTTCCACCAGCGCCTGGCAATATTTATTACTCATTAAGCCCCCACGTAATTCCCTGACAGATACCACTCTTCACCCGATGCAGCGCGCTTGCTGCTTTTCCGTAAGCACCGCTCACGACGCGCCAGAAAATTGTTTCGCTCTTGCTGGGAGTGGCTTTCACGGAATGCCGCCATCCACACCGTTGCAGCACGACGGTATAAGCCCCTGGACTCCAGTTCTTCCGCCTGGCGGGTCAGGCACAAAATCACCCGTGGATCGTTAGTGCCGACATAGAAATTGCGCACAGGTCTGGTTTCTCGAACTGGTTGTGGTTCCGGTTCCTGCGCTCTCTCAGTCAGGCGCGGGAAATGTCTGCGTGTATCTCCTTCACAACGGTGAGCCACACGCCCGCTCTGACGTAACTTGCTTGCTGACCGCAGAACGCGCTGCCGTGAGTAACCTGCAAAAGCATCCGCAATGTCTCCGGAAGTACACCCCGGATGGGCTTCAATGAATTTCTGAACGTCATTCAAAAGACTCATGATCACCCCCTGAATCCTGCCGGGATCTGGCTGTAGTCCACGTTGTCGTAACTGGCTTTGAAGTACGGGTCCTCACGTCCGGCTACAGATACCGCAGGAACTTCCCAGGATTCTTCGAAATGACGATCCGGACCAAAGAACGTGACAGCCTGTTTCACAAATTGTGTGCCGCTGTTACCCATCGCAGATACCCAGCCCGCGTAGCGTTTCACACCTTCCAGCATGGTTTCGGGGTTTACCCCCTCATTCAAACGGGCTTTCCAGGCTTTGAAGGCTGCAGATTTTGAATTGCCACCAGCACGTTTGGGATATGCCAGCCATGCCTGCTCAAACTCTGGAGAGTATTCCGGTCGGTTTGAACGAACTCGCACAGACTCATCAGCAGATGCACCAACAGCTATTGGTTCATTGACTGGTTCTTTGACTGGTTCAAAAGAGTGACTGGTTCTGGGTGAATCTCCTGCACTACCCCCTGGTGCAACTCCTGCACTACCTAGTGCAACTCCTGCACTACCTGGTGAATTTGCTGCACCAGATAGTGAATTATTTGCACTACTCCCTAGTGAATCTCCTGCACCATCAAGATGAAGGAGATAGATATTACTTGAGTTACCTTTTTCACCTTTCCGGGTGACTTTTTTTACCAGCCCGGACTCACAAAGGGCCGCAATATGATTCATCACAGAACGTTTGCTAATCTCGCACTGGTCAGCAATATGCTGGTAGCTGGGCCAGCACTCACCCTGATCGCTGGCATTATCAGCCAGCTTGATCAGAACCAGTTTTCGCAATGGATTACCCACTCGAATTTTCATCGCTTTAACCATCAGCTCCATACTCATGCTGCACCTCCGAGATGCTTCATGTTTTTTCCGGAGCGAAAGGCTATAAGCGGCATACTGACGCGGTAATTACGGCCCAGCGGTTCACAAATCACCTTCTGACATTCACGGTCAACCAGGCTAACACGTAGAACATGCCCTGCAGGTGTGGTGTACCACTGACCCGGACGAGGACAACGGAAAGTCTGATTGGTAAACCGTTTGAAAATATTCCGGATCATTTGCGCCCCCTTACCTCTGAAGGGTTCAGCGACAAATTTATGAGGCAGGCCAGTGCCGAAGCATCATTAATATAGTCATACAAGCTAACAGCCAGCGGAGATTCGGCTTTTGCCAACATAGGATAAAGCTGCTGCAGCCAGACCTGATGAATTGATGAAATGTAGGAATAGAGAACGCTGGCGTTATGTGCAACGTCGCTCAGTACAGAGGGATTTGAAAGCTGTTTCTCCATCTGGTTAAAGGCATTGATGTATGCCTCTTTGAACTGGGCAGCACGTTTACCCGTGAAGCCCATGGCAAGAAACGCAAAACCGTCGCGGGTGATTTGGTAACAAGGGAGTTTGCGGCCTGTGCAATCGGTGTAATCACTGGGCTGAAAATTCAGCTCAGTGAATTCAACAGAGCACTCAAGCGTCTGGATTTTTTGAATAACGTTTTTGTGCTGCTTGCAGAAATATTCGGCAACGGCCAAAGAAGAGGTAACAGCCTTCCCATGGATAACATCAATTTTAGGGTGAGTTTGGGTAGGGGTGGTTGCCATAGTGACATCCTCATGTGCGAATTTTGAAAACTCACCACATGGGACGCCAATCACAGAGGTGGTGAGACGTACAGGGTTGGCGTAACCGGTCGCACATGACCCCGGCGCATCTTTCGATGCCCCTGCACGCCCCACCATAATTTGGATGTGAGGAAACGTGCGCAAAAAAACCGCTGAAGCGCGGTTATGCGCATGTGCGAATTTCAGGACGCCAATCCCGGCACCCGCTTTATAAGGTGCCTGAGCAGTGTAACGTCCCGGAATTGCAGAATCAATATGCTGGTGGTCCTTCACACTCAACAAAATCACGCCTGAATTTCCACAAAGGACTAAAGCACTCATGCGGGTAGTCTTTGCGAAGATAGATAACGCGCTGTGTTTCTGGCTCCCAACGAATAACATGGACATAAAGCCCTCTTCCGTCACGAAACCAGCGGTTAAGTTCCTGCACAACTCGCCCCCCACAGTCAGGTAAAGTTCTCTGTGGTTACTTACAGCCAGGTGATTTGGTAATCTGCATTCATGCCGTAACAACAGGTGTTCAGCGACGCTGACCACCAGCTGTTGCGACAAACGGTTATTTGCCGTTAAACTGTTCATGCGTTAGTTTCTCCACAGACACAAAACGCCACGACGCCCGGAGCTGCACACTCGCGGGCGTCACTCTTTTCTGGAGCGCAAAAGATTTTGTAGACCAGTGCTGCATGCTCCTGGAGCTTCGAAATTGACAGATACAACTCATCATTAATTGCTGTCTGCTCGTGTGGCTCCACTACCCCATCTTCGATTGCCGAACGAATCTGCTTTGAGTAACTCCCGATCTGTTCGATGGCTTCCAGCAGGCGCTGGTTTATATCGGCGTTCTCTACTTCCTCAATTTCAGGAAGCGATACAAACACCCCACCAGCAGACTGTGCGACAGCATCCGCAATGTAGTGAGTGCCAGCCGCGCGCTGTAAAATCATTGCCCATCCCAGCGGGAAAATCTGATCGCCATCTGCACGAAGGCGGTTGAATAAAGCGTTCTCTGTTACATCCAGCCACTCAGCAGCTTCAGCGTAACCTCCCGGCAACGCCGCGATAGTTTTTCTGACAGCTTTCACGTACCACTCAGGTTGTTTTTCCACTTTCCAGTGATGCTTACCCACGGCTTACCTCCTGTTCCTGTGGTTTAAACCCATTCTGGTTTTGGCTAGATTGAAAACGTGCCGGATAAAGAATCTGCATTTCGCTGATTTCACCCTTAAAAAAATTGGCCAGACGTTCTGCAAGATCGATAGATGGAATTTGTTCCTGTCTTTCAATACGACTCAGCGTCGCTGGATTGACCTGAACGCCCGCAGCAACATGCTGCAAAGTAAATCCGTGCGCCTTACGCACATTCCGTAATGGTGATTGCATATAACCTCCACATATTGCGTGATGAGCATATTATTTCACGCAAATATTTTGCGCAAGTTGATTTGCTTAACGCGCAATAAAGAAATGTAATAAACGCATGAACATAGGAAATCGAGTCAGACAACTTCGCCAGGCGAAGAACATGAAAATCGCCGATCTCGCTGAAGCAATAGGAGTGGATGCGGCGAATATCTCGCGCCTCGAAACAGGTAAGCAGAAACAATTCACTGAACAAGCCCTGAGTAATATTGCCAGGAGCTTAGGTGTTGATATTGCTGATCTCTTTACCTCAGACCTCAAAAGTAATACTGTATGTAAAAACAGTATTAGTGAGGATGTTGCGCAGGTGAAGGATGTATTCCGTATTGAAATGCTGGATGTCAGTGCCAGTGCGGGAAATGGCCTTATCCAGGGCGGTGATGTCATTGATGTGATTCATGCCATTGAATACAGAACTGATAATGCTGTATCGATGTTTGGTGGACGACCAGCAAATCACATTAAAGTTATCAACGTTCGTGGGGACAGTATGTGTCCAACCATTGAGCCAGGAGATCTCATCTTCGTTGATATCAGTATCAATCAGTTTGATGGGGATGGTATATATGTATTTGGTTTTGATGATAAAATTTACGTCAAACGACTGCAAATGATACCTGATAAACTGCTGGTAATTTCTGATAATCAGATTTACCGCGAATGGGGAATTACCAGCGAAAACGAACATCGGTTTATGGTCTTTGGAAAGGTCTTAATCAGTCAGTCACAAACCCTTAAGCGACACAATTAACCCCTACCTCAACATCAATTAGCCACCAGAAGGTGGCTTTTCATCACCCACCAAATTGCATATCTCGCAATAAAAACACTTGCATAATGCGCAACTTCATTTTATCTTTCTTTCCAGACATACAAACAAGGTACTAACAAAATTTGGTTGTAACACGGCGTATGGCACATGCGTCGTTAGCGGTCTGGTGACGTTAAAGGGGACAATCCACTCCTTGCTCGAGCAAACAAACCAGGTAGCCGGAATGTGCAAGTCAATGATGACGCTGATAAGACGCCTAACCAGCGTGGCGATTCGGTTTGACGCCTGGGAAGAGACCAGGGTGCAACGATGAGGGCATTTATGGAACCGCGACAAAGTGTGGTGCCGTAACTGGCTAAGTGCTCTCAGCGTTGTGGTGAATGCGCAGGCTGATGCGCGAAAGACATTGCAGCTATTGCGGAAAAGAGCTGTTCGGCGGGGCAATTAAACGCCCGTGAGAGTCTGAAATAACCGCAAGCCGGAGATCAGCACCGGTCACCACAGCAGCCACTGCTTTGGCGGTACCAGTTTGTACACTTGCTTACGGCTGGTACCGCTCTTTTTACAAAACAGAGAAGAGCATCACCGGACGACGGGCTCATAACCCAATCCATCCGGGCGGCTGCCACCGCAGGTGTTCTTCTCTGTTTTGTGGAGAAACCAACCGACCTTGCAGGGTCGATATGATGAGGAGTAGCAAAATGGCTAGCGAACGCAGTACTGATGTGCAGGCATTTATCGGGGAGCTGGACGGCGGCGTATTTGAAACCAAAATCGGCGCAGTTCTCAGTGAAGTCGCTTCCGGTGTGATGAACACGAAAACCAAAGGTAAGGTCTCGCTCAACCTGGAAATCGAACCGTTTGATGAGAACCGTGTGAAAATCAAACACAAACTCTCATATGTTCGCCCGACTAACCGCGGGAAAATTTCTGAAGAAGACACCACCGAAACGCCGATGTATGTCAATCGCGGTGGTCGCCTGACTATTCTGCAGGAAGACCAGGGACAATTACTGACTCTTGCCGGTGAACCTGACGGAAAACTCCGCGCAGAAGGTCATTAATATCGTTCTTAATTAACTGATTATTTATCTCATCACTGAATATCTTAATATAGTGAGGACTTATTATG